GGAAGTCGGTTTGGGTAGCACCGATACCGCAAAGCTACCCATTAAACTAGGAAGCAAACATGATTTTAAGACAATATCAAAAGATAGCAGTAGACGATGCCTCGACTGCTTTAGACAAACATAAGAACACAATTGTAGTTGCACCCACAGGAGCAGGCAAAACAATTATGTTATCGGCTTTAGTAGGCAAAAGATTTAAAATAGGTAACAAGGTTCTTATTCTGCAACATAGAGATGAATTAGTAAGACAGAATAGAACAAAGTTTTCTAAGGTTAATCCTAACATTACAACTAGCATTGTAGATGGATCAGAAAAAGACTGGTCAGGTAATACCATTTTTAGCATGGTGCAGACATTATCAAGAGAAAACAATCTGAATAACATCAATCACTTTGACTTAGTTGTGGTTGATGAAAGTCATCATGCAGTAGCTGATACTTATATGCGTATCATTGATAAGGTTAGACAAGCGAACAATTCCGTAGAGATCGTTGGTTTTACCGCAACACCTAATCGTGGGGATAGAAAAGGTCTAAACAAAGTATTTACTAATTGCTCACATCAGATTGAGATTAGCACTCTAATTAGAGAGGGATTTTTAGTGCCGCCAAAAACATTTGTTATTGATGTAGGCGTACAGAAAGATTTAGCGAATGTTCGCAAAACAGTAACAGACTTCGATATGTCAGAAGTCGAAAGAATTATGAACAAAAGAGCTATCAACAAACGAATTGTTGAGGAGTGGCAAGATAAAGCTGGTCAAAGAAAAACTGTGGTTTTTTGTAGCACCATAGTTCATGCACAAGATGTGTGTGATGAGTTTAGAAGAGCTAACATCAGAGCAGAAATAGTTACTGGCGACACACCATCACAAGAAAGAATGCAGATACTTAAAGACTTAGAGCGTGGAGATGTCCAGGTTGTTGTTAATGTAGCAGTTCTTACTGAGGGTTTTGATGCACCACCAATTAGTTGCATTGTATTGACAAGACCATGCTCATATAAATCTACAATGGTGCAAATGATTGGGCGTGGATTGCGAACAATTAGCCAAGAGGAATATCCAGGACTTATTAAGAAAGATTGTGTTGTGTTAGATTTTGGCACCAGTGTTTTGACACATGGCTCTTTAGATGAGGGTGTTGATTTAGACGGAGATCAACAAACAAAACAAGGAGCAACACCTCTAAAAGTATGTCCTGAGTGTCAATCAGAGATACCATTATCAAGTCGTGAGTGTCCTATTTGTGGCTATGAGTTTGGTGCTGATAATAAAGAAGCACTTGAAAACTTTACTATGACAGAGGTAGATTTAATAGACAGATCTCCATTTAGATGGTTAGATCTTTTTGAGAATGGTAGATGTATGATGGCAAGTGGATTTAATGGTTTTGGCCTGGTCGCACACTTAGATAACATATCTGTATGCGTTGTAAAGCGTGATAGAGGTAGGTTGCGAATCATTAGTGTTGGCACAAAGGAACAAGCAATTGCAGCCGCTGATGACTTTCTAAGAGGCATTGAAGATAGTGATGGTGCCAGGAAAGGTAAAAGATGGCTAAATCAAGCGGTAACATTTAAACAAAAAGATGCTTTATCCAGACACAATGTGTTCATTAGACCTATGGATTTTAGTTGGAATAAGTACAAAGCTGCTTGTTGGTTAAATTATTTGTGGAATAAAAAAGAAATTGATGACAAAATTTTAAGTTATTACGAAGGAGATAATAATGCAGCGTAGTGAAGCGTTAAAAAAAGTTGACTTAATTATAAACGGACCTAGAGCAAAAGCACATGGTGATGCTACAGAAACTCACACAAATATAGCGGCAATATGGAATATATTATTAAGAAAAAAGTTAAAAGAACCGCTTGATATTCATGATGTATATAGAGCTATGATTGGTATTAAGCAAATTAGAAACAGTCAAAATCCAAAAGTTGAAGACAATATGATTGATATTATTGGATATGCGGCATTAGCAATTGAGGCAAAAGATGGCAAGAATGTTAATTAAATATACAATGCAGGAAGAAAATTCTGCTGGTGTAGAAAAGACAAAAGAAGGTGGTTTGTATTTACCATTTTCTTTTGCACAATCACCTGATCAAATCAGTGATAAAATAGGTGATACTTTGTTTGATATAATTAAAAAAAACAAAAATATGGTTTTGTACTTGAGCTTTTCTGCTTTCTTTGAAGGTCATGAAGTGCTGCAGGGACATTTTAGTAGCGAACAATTTGTAGGAGAAGGTAGATGGATAAGCCCAGGATCGGAGACGATGCACTAACAAACTTAGGTAAATTATTTAATATATTTGGTTGGAATAAAAAACTAAATGAGATAACAGAGGATGAAATACTAGCAGCAATACTTATAATACAATTTTCAATGAAGGTAGATCAAGATGACAAACACGACAGACAAAAGCTCAATGGGTTACTTCTTAAATATGTCGGCGACTATGAAGAACGAGAAGACACCATTACAGAAGATGACATCCCTTTTTGAGGATGTCATCGACAACAAGCTTGTAGAAAGCAATAAAAAGCAACCTAAACGAGATTATTTAGGTAGTTCTGTCTTGGGCGATAAATGTTCCAGAAAAATTCAGTATATGTTTTTGGGCACCGAGCCAGATCCTGGAAAAGATTTTGATGCAAGAACTTATCGTATATTTCAGTTCGGTCATGAACTTGAAGATAGTATGGCTGGTTGGATTAGAAACGCTGGTTTTGATTTACGAACAATGGACTCTAATGGCAAGCAATATGGCTTTGCAATAGCGGAAGAAAAAATAAAAGGTCATATTGATGGTGTGATTTGTAGCGGTCCACTTGACGTTAAATATCCTATGTTATGGGAATGTAAAACCGCAAACGAAAAAAAGTTTAGAGATTTCAAGATGAAAGGTATTAAGGCTAATCATACTTATGAGGTTCAAGTTGCTTTATATCAAGCTTACATGGAGCTAACTGATAATCCATGTTTGTTCACAGTTATAAATAAAAATACAAGTGAAATATATTATGAACTGGTGCCGTTCAATCAAGAGCTTGCTCAATACGCTAGTGATAAGGCAGTTGATATACTTAAAGCAGTCGAGCAAGATGTAATGCTGCCTAGGATTGCGTTCAATAAAGATATGTTTGATTGTAGGTTTTGTCAGTTTACAGAAACTTGTTGGGGTGCAAGTTGATGGCGGCACGGAAGGTAGCAAGGTGCCACCATCAAGGGAGATGGTAATGAACATAGTAAATTTTGGCAATAAAAAACAGCCTATGTCTAGTCGAGAACTAGTAGATTTAATTAGTGAAAGAGTGCCTGCTCAAAAGCAAATAGATATTTTAAGAGACACTTATCCTAATGGTGTCATGAGAGGTAATCTATTTACTATTGGATCATTACATGGAGAGCCAGGTAAATCTCTTAAAATAGACATAAATCCAAGGTCTCCATATTTTATGAAAGGTCAAGACTTTAACGGATCTGATGGTGTCGGTGGCATTGTTAAGATTATGATGGAAGGTAGGGGGATGAAACTTTCAGAGATAAAAGAATATTTTGAGGATTATGTGTCAGACACAAGACCAGTTGATGAAAGTTTGCAGCCAGTAATCAATACAGAATTAAAAGAACAAATAAATATTAATACGCCTTTTGATAGCGAACATAGATATTTAAATGCACATGGCGAGATTTTATGTCTTGTTCGCAGATACAACACTGTTGATCAAGAGGGTAATCCTGTATTAGACGGACATGGTAAACCTAAAAAAGAATTTAGACAATTTACTGGTCAAAGCACATATCCAAGAATGCCTGATGTTCGGCCCCTGTATAACATACCGAACATTCTTGCTTCAGATAAAATTATTTGGGTCGAGGGCGAAAAGTGTGCTGATGCACTTAATGACTTAGGATATACTGCAACTTGTACTATGGGTGGTGCTGGTATGCTTTCAAGAAAGTCAGCTAACTTATTTGACTTTTCGCCATTACAAGACAAAGAGCTTATCATATGGCCAGACAATGATTCAGCGGGTAAAAAGGTGGCTGAACTTGTCCAGGACTTAGCTATGAATGCAAATGCTAAGTCGGTTACTATGCTTACACCGCCAAGAGGTAAACCAGAGCGGTGGGATGTCGTTGATGCCATAGCCGAACAATTTAATATCAATGAGTTTCTTAATACAAATATTAAGCAAGTTAAAAAGAATATTAATCTTTTAGATGAGTCTTTACTTGTAAATAGATTTGTTGGACAAGCACCCGAGCAAAAGTTTTTGATAGGTGAAACATTACCGCTTGGTGTTCCTATTATATTTTCAGCGGCTGGTGATGCAGGTAAAGGTATGATGACATTA